CTTTTTCTGGTCATCTAAATCTGGTGTTAATGCAAGGTTTTCTTATTTAAGTATCGGTTTTGACCTAATTGCTTTAATGCGTAATCCTTCCATATGGTTCGGTCATTTAAAGTTTGCATTTCATTTTTCTTTTTATCTATACATTATGATTTTTATCACAATGTCCTTATTTTTACTTCCTTTCCTTATTGTTCCTATGGACCTATATTTAGGTCGCATTGGTTTAATAAAGGAATTAAGAGGTAAATGTAGGATTATAGGTATAACTGATCAATGAACGCAATGACTTTTTAAACCTCTACATGATTGTATTTATTCTTTCTTAGGTACTTTACCTGAGGACGGAACAAATCATCAGATAGGACCTATTCATAGAATGTTGGATTTAAAAAGAGGCTCTAAGTTTTATTCATTAGACCTATCGGCAGCCACTGATCGTCTACCTGTATCTTTACAGGCAGATATCTTGGATGCTCTAGGTCTTAATGGTAAAGTCTGGAGACAAATTTTAAAAAGACCATATTACTATGAGTCTTTACCAAAATTTTATGAAGTGGGTCAACCAATGGGGGCATACTCATCTTTTGCAATGTTGGCTTTAACCAACCACTTGATTATGCATTGTGCTTACCTTCGGGAATATGGAAACATTCTTCCGAGTGACACAGGACTATATGCTATCTTAGGTGATGACGTTGTCGTCTCCGATAGCAAGCTGGCATCTGGCTATAGAGTTTTAATGGACAATTACTTAGGTGTTGTTATAAACCCTATTAAAGGGTTTGAGGGAAATCTTATTGAGTTTGCTAAAGTATGATATTTTACCACTGGAGTTAATTTAACTCCTTTAGGTTCAAAATCTATTTTGCGAACTATAAGAAGTCCTCTATTTATAACAAGTCTGCTTGCAGACTATAACAAAAAGGAGTTTCCATTGATTTTAAAGCTAGAGTTGTCAGTATTAATCAATATATTAAGTAAACTCTTCAAAAAAGAAGGTTTACCTTCATATAAATGATTATTTAGTATTTTGGGACCCCAAGGTGGTTTCTGGCGACTCTCTTCAGATAACCTAGATATAAAATCTAAGGAGTATCTGTTTAGAGAAGCTTTAGACCTAATTGGTGGTATTTCATTTACTGATGTTACCGAATATTACTATTCTAAGTTAACAAAAAGTTCCTGAACGTCCCTCAGCCCTTTACGAGAACTGATAAAATCTTATTCAAAACTTTTCCTTTTTATTTTAGCGCCACAATTGTGGTCTAAAAACAAAATGAAAAGTCTTGGGTTAGATAATAAATACACGGCTGTACTAACAACAGCTACTGTATCAATTATATCGATCCCTCTCCTTATTATGAGTTTCTTTAGGGCTTTCAGAATTTGAATCGTCCTCTGGATGTTATCCGGAGTTGGTTCACTTTTTGGCTTCGCCTATATATCAAAAACTTTTGTTTTAAAATTTTATGATATACAAAACAGAGTCAAAAGGTGGATTCATAATTTTAAGTTGAATAAAGAGTTGGTGGATAGTGGTTATGCATCTCCAATGCCCATTACTATAGAAAGAGCCAAGAAACCTATTCCTAGGGTTCTTAATAGTGCTCTTCTATTTAGTAGATGGATGTTAGGGATGAAAACCATTCGTCCAGTACAACTCTTAGTGGATAGAGTTCGTATCTTAAGTGATGACGAGTTACCAGCTATTAAAACAGCTGAGAAACTATTATGTCATTACAAAAAAGATTACAAAGTCTTTCACACCAATTTAAAACGTGAATTAAAACGTATTCAAGACTCTAAGAGATCTAGCATGAAAGCCAGAGATAAGAAAAAGAAGCGAT